AAGCTGCTGATTGTGAAAGTAAATTACCTACCCTGATGATTTACCATTTTCGGGTGTTTTCGGGTAATCGTTCACTTTTTGATCGGAATGAAATTATACGGTAGTACACTATAATTATATTGTACTACAAAGTTGTTCACTTTTTGATCGGAATGAAATTAGCCTCGACGTCATCGTGTGGTATTGACGGATTCGTCAACTACTGATACACTCGGTACACGAATTAGAGAGAGGGTTTATAAATTATGGGAAGCCTTGTTGAAGATATCCTGCGTCATGTCCCCAGGAAACAATGGCGTAAGAAGTGTGACAGGATTGCGTCGCGTGAGTTACATCTCGCGCGAGTTCCCGGGATTCATCACAGGTATGGTAAGTGGGAGGCGGTGGTCTTCTACAGGAATGTCACGCTGACGATCGGTTGTTTCAATACTCCACATCGCGCGTTGTTGGCAAGAAAACTGTGGTACTTCTGGCGTGAGCGTGGATTCACGCCGCAGGAGATACCGAAAGGTCCAAAACGCGAACCATATTCGAGGTCACGATGAGAACAAAACACTATCGTAGCTTCTTCATTATCAGAGGTATCGTGGTTGGGGATGAAGGTTATTTATGTGCTGACAAGGTCATCATGAAGTATTACGGTCGTCACTACGCCGGGAGGATTGGTGAATAAAGCCCCGTGAGGGGCTCATATTAATTAGTTCGATGCAATAATGCCTGAGGCACGCAGTTGGGTAAGCAGGTCATTTAATTTTGTCGCAACCACGTTAACAGCCGTGGTTGCCGAGTTAGCCACGGAAGCTGCTTCCTCTCCTGATACCGTCTGCGAGCCGACATTGGGTACAGCTGAACCCTGCGTGAACTTATCACCGGCCATTGCCGTTGATGCGGTTGTGCCAATGACCAGACTCGAAGTGCCCGCACCAATTGCGGTACGTGCCGCGGCGGCGTCCGTACCCGCGGCGATAACAGCAGGTTTCCCGGTAATATCACCCCACGCCACAGAGCCGCCACTTGAAGCGGTCACGGTTCCCATCATCTGAATCATTGTGTTGTTACGGATGATTGGCGCACCCAATGGCTGAATCTCATTAGTCATGACAGCCATTACAGCCTCAGCCAGACCCCGTGGGTCTACACCAACAACAGCTCGATAATCGTCGGAGATGTACCCGCTTACCGGCTCACCTGTGACAACCACCTGTCGAGGCGCACCACCTTGTATGAATATCTCACCAAGTGGCGTTTTACCTGTTGCGGCATTGACGAGCGCAACGAGTTCGCTAACTGTATTAGCAGAAAGAACTTCGTAAGTTGTTACCGACATTTAATTACCTCATATGGCTAATGCGCCCATACCGACGCGTTTACGGAGCCTGTAGAACTGCTGCCCATACACGGACCAGGTTAGCCAGTCGTTGTTGACCTCAAGCATTGCCGGGACACGATACGAAATAGACTCATCCCCTACGGATTTTGTCGCCACGTTCAGACGTGCCTCCTGATTGACATCACTGTTCAGCCCTTCCGGATAGTAAACAGACAACCAGTGTGCGGCATAATAGAACATACCGCGCTGTTTCAGGTTGTGGCATTCTGCCTCATAACCTCCCCAGCGCTTACTACCCGTCTCGGTGTCAGCCTCACACAGTGCGTACTGAATAAGGCTGTCCGGAAAATCGGTAGTGGATGAGAAAGCCTGACCGCCGAGCGGCCAGATGCGAAAATCTGCGATGACTTCGGCGGTGATGTCCATGTTATATACCTGTGTTAATTAAGAGGCGGTTTTTACTGCCTCAATTTCTTGCTGGAGTCGTGACTTCTTCCAGCGCGCGTCAACTTTGATACCCAGTTCTTCGGCTTCTGCACGAAGTCCATCGATGCTCACATCCTCGACGTCCGATTCAGGGTTCTTCAGTTCGCCCGAAATGACGACCAGTTCACCTGCGTCCTGATATGCACTGACCAGACTGTAAATTGCCGGAGTAACTTCGAATTCTTTCGAATCACCCGGTGCCAGCATACGTTTCATCACATCTTCTTCACCCGGCATCATGAACGGGCGCGCAGAAATATTTTTTACAGTAATCATAAATCACCTTTAGTTGCAATACTTACCCGTTGTTATTTTACCCACAACAGCTTGTCCTGTCCAGAATCGTAGATACGTGAGACACCTTCTGACTCATACCATTGTGTCTGCGTCATTCCATCCGGTGCGCGGTTCCACTTCTCACGCGATTCGGTTGTACAACCATTTACAATCCTGAACCCCACTGTCGTGGTTGAAAGTGTGAAACCAGCATTAATGTAACTGGAACCAGTGAACAAATCCCGGTCAACGTATGAATAGGCACGGACAATGTTGTTAACCGTAGTAGCATGTTTCCACAGGCGGGACAGTCCACCCGGGACATTACACGCGGTCGCATATCGCACCAGTTCCCATTCGTTCTTTTTCTGCCAGTTTGTCAGGCTGATTACGGCGACTAAGGTATCATCGTGTTGCAGACCATAATGCACGGTTGCACCCCGGAAACCCTGTACGTGGTGTTTCTCCATGAACGCCTTCGCTTCAGACGTCGAAACTTCCACAATATTGCATTTGCGGGCAAACACTTTGTCGGATGTCACGCCGAGTGCGTTGCGAATGATACTTTCCACCTGTTCACGTCGCTCATTCCAGACATCCTCACGAATGCTTATCAGGCGATATCCTGCGGCTTCCACGCGGTGACGCTTGGTGATGTGATACTTATTATCCTTCGTGCGCTCATCGTGCCAGTACAGACCGTTAAATTCGATTGCCAGATTGTGTGACGGCACTACAACATCGAGTTCCAGCGGTTCAATGACCGTACGGTCGGATTGTACCGCAACGGGACAGATGGAACGGACGAAGTTGAAGACTTCTGTTTCGGCTTTCGATACTCCCGATTTGGAGCATTTAGGGCAGCCAGCACCCCTGAGGTGTGAATATATATTTTGTTTGAAATCACCGTGTGTCCGACACGTTATGGTTATCTTCTTTTTACCACCTCTGCAAACAGTTTTGGAATAATCGTATTTGTTCCCATGAACTTTTTCAGCGTCTTTTATGAAGCTATCAAGGGTCTTCCATTGTGATTCCCCACGTTTTGCCAGTGCACATTCTTTACATTCTGCACCGTTATGGACATGGTTGTTAATTGTCATTTCGTAGGCACCGTGAATCGGACACACGATTGTCATTTTGTCCACTACTGACACAAAAGATTCACGAACGTAGGTATATTTACCGTTATGGATTTTTTGTGCACTCAGTATTGAATGATTGTAGACTTTTTCAAGTCGACACTCATTACAAGGGTCATTAGTTCTCAGGTGCCCCTGGGGCGTTTGTTCGAAATCCCCATGTGTTCGACACGTTATTGTCACGGGTGTTTTGTTATTTACATATTGAACTTTACTATAGTCGTATTTGTCACCGTGCTTCGCTTTCGCCTTCTCGATGAACAACGTGGAGTTATCGGTTCTCCCTCTATCAGCACATTTCGGACACCCGATTTTAGAGTTACCCAAGTGATTTCTCGGAACAACGGTGAAATCTCCGTGCTTCTTGCACGTAACTATGACTTTTTCGTCACTGTGTACATATTTTGTCTTGGTATAGTCGTATTTGTCACCGTGCTTCGCTTTCGCCTTCTCGATGAATGTGGTGTTGGATAACCTCCCACCGGCTCTACACTTCGGACATCCTTGCCCAAATGAGTGTTTCGCTGGTTTTTGTGAGAACTCACCGTGTATTCGACATATTATTGTCACTGGTGTTTGGCTGTCGACGTATTCCACTTTACTGTAATCATACACGTCACCATGTTTTGCTTTTGCCTTCTCGATGAACGTTATCATGTGTAATTCCCGAATTTACTAAGTTGTGGAACACAATATACCCCATAAAAAGGCAAAAGAAAAGCCCTCCGAAGAGGGCTTGGGTGTCGCTGAGGGTAGGTATTACAGCATATCGAGGTAGATTGCACTCAGAGGATAGCGGATTTCGGTGCCTGAAATCTTATACTCTGCCGGTACAGTTATGGCCAGACTTCTGCTCTGCGGTGCCAACATGCGGAACGGAATCGGCTTGGCAACACCCAGGTTGCGGTCGTTCTTCTCGTAAATGAGAACACGGTCTTTCGAATCGTTGGACACACCGCCCGCAGCCAGTTCCGCAGCGGTCAGCTGATAACGAACCTGAATATCAATTTCCTGCCCGGTCATCAGGGTGAAGGAGTTATTGATTTTGAAATGCTCCATAACGGTGCGGTCAGTATACCCGGTCATCAGGGTGCTGTTCATGCGTTTCCACAGGTCCGGGAATACGCGAATGGTATTCGGCAGGTGGAAGTTTTTGGACAGTTTGATGATGTCGAACAGCGGGTCGTTAAGCATGTTGAACAGCTCCTGACCGGTGGCGGTGGTATAATCGACAGTCGCCTTAGTCACGGTCACATTGCTGTTGTTGAACAGACCAGCCATTCCCAGTTGTGAGTCACCGAAGTAAGCCACTTTCTGACTGTGTTCTTCATAGCCACGATACGCCAACTGTTGCTGCATGGTGTCGATCGGCATGTTCTGAGACGCAGTGGTGCGCAGCTCGTCGATGCTGTAGTGACACTCAATACCACCGTAGTTCAGCGGTACAGTGTGGAGTTTCGCAGACTGAGCAACGCGCGGCAGGTCCATAGCGTTTGCGCCGATGAACTTCCCAACCGTAACACCATCGTATGACCGGTACTGCCAAGTCGTTGCAAACTCAGGAATGCCGGATACAACCGGGATGTCCTGCAGATAAGTGATATCCGCATACGGAGTTGCATAGATGGTCTGCTCAATCTGTGCCAGCTGAGAGATGTAGAATGCGATACCACCGTCAGCATCACGGAATTCAGCCGGAACGTTGATAGCGTTCTGGCCATCCAGATACTGTTTAACCCACGGGTTACCCGCGATAGTCTGTGCGTCAAGTACAACGCTGTTTAATTTGTCCATTATTAACCCCCAACAACCAGAGACAGTTTAGCCAGACCACCGGCTGTTGCGGCAGTGAGGAATTTAGCACCAGGAACGGCAACCGACAAGGTTGCTGTGGAACCCGCCGTCTTAGCAAAATCACCGGTCTGAGTCGCACCAACACGCAAGAATGCAGCGTCACCAACGGTAACATCCTCCGCCACGGTTACCCAGATTACACCAGCAGTGAGCACAGATGCCGGACGGTCAACTGGAGCGCCGAAAGTTGCACCGTCAGCGTAAGAGCGGTTCAGTTCACGAACCAGTACGCCCACGAAGTTGTCAGCTGTGGAATCAGCAGTTGCGGCCTTAAAGCCTTTCTCGCCGCTACGCACAACACCTTTTCCATATGCGACGGTTGCGGTGTCATCGTTAATTTTGGAAACGATATTTGCTACTTGTCCGTCGGCGACCATCCCGGTAAAGGCTGCGTCGTGATTCAGACCGTAGCTGGTTGCAGTAATAGCCATCTATGTCACCCTTATTTAAGTTTACCAGTCTGACGCAGCAGTGCTTCTTGTGCGCGGGACAGTACAGGTTTTGCGTCGGCTACCGGCTGTTTGATGTCTTTAGCGCCATCTTTAGCCAGTTGCTCAAGCTGTGAGTCTACCACAGGTTTCACCGGTTCTTCCACAGCCATGTCGAAAGCGGCTTCAACATAGGCGGCAGATTTTTCGGCCCAGTCAACAGACGGACGTTTAACAGCGAGAGCGGCACGTTTGATTGCAACCGGGTCCATGCTGTCACAGGTGAATTCATCGCCAGCAACTTTACGCGCCGAGGAGGTAACACGTGCAATTGCTTCCACGCGTGCTTTCAGGGCTTCGTCGCTGCATTTGGTGGTCAGGTCGGCAACCTGTTCCAGTGCTGCGTCGAGTTGGGCCTGTACGGTTTCTTTGGCGGCTTCGGCGTCACTGACACGCTGTTCTAAGCGTTTGAACGCGTCCACCACCGCAGCATCCGCCACATCAACTTTTAGCCCGGTGTCAGTGGTGATTTGATACATGGGTTTTTTCTCCATATTATCGAAGATACGCGCCATTGCACCCGCACGAGCACGGTCAACAATTGCAACGTGGTTAATTTTAATCTGAGTCTGTCGGAAGTCGTATGGTTCACCTTCCGGCGTTGTCCCTGGTGTATCATCATACACCGCCGTGTAACCCGCTGACAACTCACACTTACCAGTTTCAACAGCCTTAATCGCGTCTTTATCCTTGATAACCATGTCCACAACGACGAAATCGCCATCCTGACGACCGACACTCGTTACAACACCAACGGAAGTGTTACGGTACGTGGAAGCACTGATAAGTGTAGGAGGATGGTTATTCGTGACATCTGCGCCGAGATAGCTCTGAAGTGATTCATCGTTAAACACTTCTTCGGCGGGACGGTACACACGGATAATGTCGTTCGGTGCGCGGTCTTTTAGCCCCAGTTCCGAAGCGAGATACTCCTGGATACCAGTACGAGCGGCTTTACCCGGCACACGCAGAAATCCCTCATCCGTGTAAATACGTTGGGAATTCAGTGCAAAACTTTTACGGTCATTAATGGTAATTTGCATTGACGAATCCGTCAGAGTATGCCATAGTGATAATCGTTAAACACATAATACATATCTTTTAAAGGAGATACAACAATGGCTACGTGGCGATACATTAAAGGTAGTGAGGAAGACTTTGAAGGTGCTCTGGAATGGGCGACATTAGTTGTCACTGGTGGGGAGTTTACAAATAAATGGTATCTCGAATCCTTTGAAGAAGGGAAAACGAAACATTCCCGTTGCGACGATGTGGGTATCATATGGAATGTTTTAGATTACCATCACGGCGCCTACAACATCCTCGCCCAACGCGAGCGCGTCACCTCTGTCAATGATGACCGTCTGGTGCAGGCTCTCATCGCTGAGCGCGGCAGTCGTTACGGTAAGTTTGCTGACGGTGCGGAGATTATGCGTGACCTTAAACACGTGATGCATAAGGTCGATGGTTGGAACAATCTCACAGCAAGCCAGAAAGAAGCACTGGACATGATTCAGCACAAGATTGGTCGCATTCTGAACGGTGACCCAACCTATGACGACAACTGGAAAGATATTGCCGGTTACGCAACGCTCATCGTTGAAGAACTGAACGGGGTGAAAAAGTGACTAATGTCTACGCATATGAAGTAACAACCAACCGCGGTACGACATACCTGGTCCGCGCGGGCAGTGTGGCGCATAACAACGCTGTTATGTTCGGGTATCAACTTAAACCATTGTACGAGGGTGAGTGATTATGAAAGACATTTTGATTTGTCTGATGATAGGCGCTTGTGGAGCATTGCTGATATGGGGGATTTATTCGTGAGAGATATTGATAAGATATTGAGAGAAATGGTGGAAGATGAACTGCGTAAAAGAAAAAGGCAAAAGCAAGTACCAGCCCATATGAGAAACCAAAAGTGCCCATGCGGTAGTTTAAGAAAATGTAAAAAATTGTCAATGTGAACTTTTCAAGGAGTAACCATGACAACCATCCCACGCTACCCATCGGGGAACACTTGTGAAGTTGTTCCCCGATGGGTAGCGTGACCGGCACTGTTGAAAATGTTGTCGCAAACGACCCGACGCAGTATTGGGTCAAATGGGACGATGGTAATTACAGCTGTCACGCACAGCGCGATTTGAAACGAGTGGGGACATTGTATGGCAAACTGGATTAAGTGTAGTGAGCGGATGCCGGAGAAGTACGCCGATGTCTTAATTTATACGACTGACCCAGGTGAAATACTTTTAGCATACCTGAACAAGTCTAACGAATTTCGTTACGACCGTGACTATGATGGTGACGAAATGACATGTTATGCAACCCACTGGCAACCATTGCCCGAGCCGCCGCAGGAGTGATGTTATGGAATATTTACTCCTTTGTGTCGGCGTTGTGATTTGGGTCGTATATTTAAGTTGACGAGTTCGTCAGGGATGACATATACTCAGTTCATCAACAACAGAGAGGGTGAGACAAAATGAACACTTTACTTCCTGGCTACAACCGCCCCGTATCAGAGGCACGCATTGTCGATAAACAACTCTTACAGGCCGCACAACAGCTTGCACGTAAGCATCAGGGTTGGGCGCTCGCTAACGCTGTATTACGTGAGGCATATGGAAAATGAACTATAAACCCGTCAAAGCGGTAATGCTCCGCAACAATGACAAATTTATCGATGTGGACGGTGTCATCACCGTGACAAACTTCAAAATGAACTTCCGTGAAGATATCGTGACATTCACCGCGGCCAAAGAGGGTGGTTCGACATCTGAGCGGTGGATAGCAATGGACCGACTTGTCAATAAGGTTACTTCTTAGCCTTATACCGCACTACTGCTGCCGCTGTGACTGGCCTCGCCACACAGCGGCAATTTATTGGCTGACCCGGGAATGTCGGTACACCATCGACAACCGGTAAATCGTCCCAGCGGAACACACCTTCACCAAATCCCACATCGCGCTTTGCAACTTCAACATGACTGTGACGTACCCGTTCATCCTGTGACGTTACCCATTTGAAATACTCAATACCGCTGTTCGTCTGACGAATACGATTCATATCGCCCTGTATTTTGCTCGTCTGGTCCCGGGCGATAAGTTTAGCGCGACGCTCCGTGATACCAAATTGCTTAACCAGCGCTTCCTCGATGTAACTGGGGCGCATACCGTTACGCATATTGGTCATGACAATGTTCTGCACCTGCTCCAGATACTGAGCCGGAATAGACTGAATCAGTTTAGCATTCTGATACGATGCGGCGCTCAGATATTCCTGCAACTGCGTATCACCGCCGTACAGATTGATAGCGAATGTACGGGCGTTATCCTTTGCAGCAGTCTGTACAAACTGTGACGCGATGGTTTCAGCCTGGCGACGAGCAAACGCGCCGAGCCATCGTGTGAGCAACTGGTTAATCGCCGAGGTGATGGTGTCACTCCAGCCGTCGGCGGTGTACTCCGGCGCAAGCTGTTTCACCAGTGGTACGATGTTAGCGTCCACATCCTCACGAACAAGGCGTGCAACCTGTTTCAGCTGGCGATAATAATTTAGCTCTGTTTGTCGCGACATGCTTGACGGCCTCGTCGGTATGGTATAGAGTGTAGGTGTTAGTTAAATATTATCACAGGAGAAGAGAGATGACACAGTTTAAAGGTACACCCGGTCCGTGGGAAATCAAGCCGGAAGAAGTTGACAGACCGTATATTCGAATTCGCGGAACACAATGGGGCGGACGATTCAAAGTTGCAAACGTTTTGTCCCCCGATTACGACGGCGTTCATCATCGTGAAGCCGACGAAACTCGCGCAAATGCACGTCTCATTGCTGCCGCTCCGGAACTGCTGGAGGCGTTGCAATTAATGCTGGGTTCTCAAGTATTACCGGTTTGGCATCAATCAATTGCCCGAGCAGCCATCAACAAGGCAACAGGAGAGACAAAATGACATTACTTGAACTATTGCGTCAGGAATTACCAAAACGTGGCGGTTGGCCGGAGGGTGTGATAGCCATGTTCCAGGATTGGGACGGTGAGGTACGTTTTCGCGGCAAGTCAGGGAGTATGCGGTTTACAACGGTAGCCGATAATCATCGCAAGGATGACCAGATTGGAGAGTCCGATTATGAGCACTGTGTTGTCACACGTGAACAATACGAGGCTGCCGACTGGGATGGTGTTGGGCTTCCTCAGATTGGTGTTGAGTGTGAATGGCAGGATAAAAACACAAAACAATGGCAACCAGTGAAAATAGTCTATGCCTCGGAGTGGGTTACTGTTATACGTGAAATAAATGAAGAAAAAGGTGACGACCTTGTTGAGATTGCCATAGAAAACTATGGTGATGATGCTCGCCTCAAGTTCCGCCCACTCCGCACCGAAGCGGAACGAGCAATTGATGAAATGGTTCGGTTGTCCGGCGTGTCAATCGGTGCGGCTAAGATTCTGTATGATGCAGGGTATCGGAAGGAGTAAACTAACTGGCCCGCTACTGGGCCAGTTTTGCCATTATCTCATCATGAGACAGACCATCTGTCACGTACTGGTTGTAGCGTATCCAGAATGCGTCCGTTGTCTGCTCGTCAGGCTCCGGGCGTTGCACAGTGGACATTTCTTTCTCAGTCTCTGACTGCTCATCAATCTGACCGTCTTCGAACTGATACTCTTCAGCGGCTTCCAGATTACGCTGCACCTGTGACACGGTGATAACACCCTCGGCGAGATACAACATGTCCTTATCAGCGCGGGTTTTGGCAGCTTGTGCAATCTGCAACTCGTTGGGCTGTGCGAGTGGATTCCAAACATAGTTAAAGTCGTCAGGCCAGTAACCCAGTGCGCTACGTACCAGCACCTCATCAAGCTGACGCAATCCCGGGTCAACCTGTGTCAGCTGTTTAGAGCGGATAGAGTTGTTGTAGTTGTTCATGTCCCCTTCACCAGTGGCATTCATGCCCTTAGCGGAGGTACCGAACAGGCGCGTAACAGGAATGTCAGCTGCACCACTAATCCACGTCATGAACGTCTCAAGCACTGGCGCAACACCGCCCAGGTCGAGCGTCTTACGTTCGTATGACTCATCACCGTCAAGCAGAGCCATTTGCACCAGTGACTTCATCTGGCTGAACAGGGTGTAACGTGACACAATTGCGTCGTCCTGGTCACTGGCTAACTCATCGGACAGTCCTTCACGTTTGACCACATCGACGTTAGCTTCCTGCATGAGTTCTGCAATACCGTCCTTCGACGCAACCATGTCCATGATGTCATCGAGGCACACGCGTAGTTCACTGTCACCCCATCCCTGAGTCTGGACCATCTGGCGACGCGGCAAACGCTTACCACTGAAACGCGCAAAATGGGTCCAGTGGATTTGCTGCCCGCCGCCGGTGATGGTGTAATACTCCGGCATCATGTAGTTAGGTGCCAGAATATCCCAGGTGTTCATCGTGAGCGGTGACATATCGTGACGGTCAAACACGATGCAACGCTTCAAATCACCTTTACGAATACGGCGCACGTCGAGTGGCTTTGACAAGTCCTGACCGGTCAACATGAGAATACCGCCACCGCCGTACAGACGCGCCCATGTGACAGCCTCCTGCACGCTGGCAGGGACCATCAGACGGTCCTCTTCGATACGGATGTCATCGGCTTCCTTGCATTTGATAGTGCGCCACTCGCGGCACATATCTTCGGCGGGTATTTCCACAATCTGACGAGCCAGCCAGTTAGTCTGGTAGGCACTGTCGAGGGATTTCCAGTCACCTAAATTGGCGTATGTGAACATGTTGTGAGAGCGTTTCGACTTCCATGTCCCTAACCCGGACACCACGTTTACCAGCCCGTCGGCGGTTGTGGTCGGATTAGCAGCAGTTAAGTGCAGGTTAGAAACCTTACTTTTAGCCATTGTTATCACCCAGTAAGTATGTTACGTTATTCATTCTATAACTACTGGAGTTACTGGAATGAAGGTTAAGACTGTTGACGAACGTATTGAACAATTCAAAACCGTTCATGGCGATAGATATGATTATTCACTATTGACAAATCCTATCAAGTGGGACAGCAAAATACCAGTTATTTGTAGTAAACATGGGGTTTTTGAGACTATCGTGAACAATCACCACCGTGGTGTGGGTTGTCCGGTTTGCGCGGGGGTAAAGCTGTTGAGTCGGGAAGAAAAAATCAACAGGGCGGTGGCGATACACGGGGACAAATATGATTACTCACTGTGGCCCAATACATTCACCATGAATGATAAAGTTGTTACGATTTGTCCGATACACGGCGAGTGGTCACACGTTGTGGCAAACCACATAAATCGAAAATGCGGCTGCCCGGCATGTGCCAATAACCTGCCGCGTACTTTCGACAAGTTTGTACGACAAGCGAGAGCGATACATGGTGACAAGTATGGTTACGTACATCAGGGTGACGTGAGAAACAACACTGACGTCACCATTATCTGCGATGTTCACGGAGAGTTCCAACAAAGTGTAAGTAATCATCTGTCCGGTAAAGGATGTAACGCGTGTGCAATTACTGGTTTCAACACGTCCAAGCCCGGTACAGTTTACATACTTCAGGCAAATGACTGTTTTAAAGTTGGCATAACGAACAAGTGGGAACAACGACTGAAACAATTACGCAATGAAACTCCGTTCGATTTTACTGTTATCAGTGTTTTAAATTTTGACAACGGTGGGGACGCGAAAGCAGTGGAAACATTTATGCTGAAGTTCCATGAATCAGCTGGTCTATCTGGTTTCAGCGGTGCAACTGAGTGGCGAAAAGGGACACCTAAAATAAATCTCACGAAAGGGGCGTAATGCCCCTCACAGAATCTCAGACGCGGTACGACGTGCAAGCAGACCACGAGAGTTAGCAATAATGAAGCTATCCGCGATGTTTGGCGACATGATGTCCCGTTTTGCCAAATCTTTTTTACTTTCGACCTTGACTTTACCAGCATTGTCGAAGTCGCGCATTGGTGTAGATAACTCGTCAATGAGTTTGTCCAGCAGTTTCGCATCGATATCACTTGACAAGCTAATCATCTGGTCAACAGGAAACTCCCGACCCTTTGTGACAGCCAGGTACGTATTGCGGAACCGGTCGGCAGTGAGCCACCATGTCTGTGCTTTCAGGTTGGCAAAGAAATCTTCATTGTTGATGCGGGTATCGCCGTATTTCTTTTTCGGGTCGGACACTTTGCCGCCTGCATTGAATTTGAAGTGTCTGTGCCATCCTGCAGCGTTCAGGTGCGAACCTGTACCAGCACCCACCCCGATACTATCGTAACCAATGTGGGACGCTCCAGCGCGTTCTGCTGTGAGTTTGACACGCATCGCCGACTCACGTAACTCATCCTCGCCGCCTTTCCACTCATCCAGTCCGATACACACGCTGCCATCCATCGTGGTCGATGCGTTTTTATCGTCGCCGGAGTCAGCAACGTCATAACCAACAGTTTTACCGCCGAACCAGTTGCCACCAACTTTCTTGTGAGCATCGATAGCGGCCTGAAGCCAGGAACGCTTGATAACTACACGGTCGTCATTATCACGTGGTACACCAAGATAAATATGCTGGTATTCTTCGAAATCTTCGGCTTTTGCTGATTCAATATCGGCCAGAGCTGTAGCAGACAGGAACGGATTCTCGTCATAATTAATTAAACGAGTAATGGTTCCGGCGGGGGGATTTAATACAAGACGTTTATATGCAAAATCAGTAGCGAGACGCGGGTTAAATGTGACCCATATTTCTGCATCTTCGTTACGCATAATTGTTGGGCGAATTGTGGCAAACATATCTTCCGTTAAATTATGCGCCTCTTCAATCCACGCCACGGATGCTTTTTCAAATGATTTAATTTCATCAATATTACGGGCCATACCGTAAAAGCGAAATAATGAGCCATTAGTTTTATGCTCAATAGCATCCGCATAAATTTTGAAATTCTTATCCAGACCGAAATAACTAATTTTATCTTTCAGTAGTGTATATACCGAATCAGCTATACGGTTCTGGTACATACGCAAGCACAGAAAACGCTGCTCCATGAAATTAGCACGTGCTATGGCCACGCCTGCAGCATCGTGAGACTTCGACGACATACGACCGCCGTACAGCGTGCGAAAGCGTACACGCTGTCCATCAGGCGCTGTACGCGTTTTCCAGAAGTCCCGCAGTGCCGGGTTGAGCGTTGGATTAGTCACCGTAGAAATCGTCCAGTGTTTTGCGGATGCCCACTTCGCCACTCAGTTCGACGAGTTGCTTATCCAGTCCGTACAGTTTCGCTTTGCCCATCGATGCCGCCACAGCTGCGGAAGTTTGAGGCGTTGCCGCTTTGAGTGCCATCTGACGAGCTTCTTCCAGTTCTGCAACGAGTGAATCGACTGTCACGTTGTGGCGCTTCTGGTGAACCTCGCGCAACTGTCGCAGTCTTACCGAAATATTATCCTTGTTGAGCATTTCCGATGCTTTCACGGCGATGGTGTTCTGCCCCATGTTCTTCGCATCATACGAGCGACGATATGCCTCGCTTGCGTTACCCGTTTCCACAAACGCGCGGCAGAACGCTTCCTGTTTCTCAGTCAGAGGTCTTGTCATGATAGCCCCCACGCTATTGTCTCTAATGCCACGATTTTACCATGACTGTATCGTCATTGCCACATACCCTGATGAAAGTGGTTCAGGGTATTTTTTCGGGTATGAAAAACTCCTTAGTTTTCTGTTACTTACTACTTATTACCCTTATACCCTTATAAAATAGTAATTAGTATAGTAGTAAGATAGTAAAAGAATGTATATATACAGCATACAAACAGTAATAAGAGGAAAGGGAGAATATAGCAAGAATGTACGGGGTTTTCGGTTATGCGCGTAAGCTGCTGATTGTGAAAGTAAATTACCTACCCTGATGATTTACCATTTTCGGGTAAAATGAGGTATTGACACGGTAAACAACCCATGTGACAATGTATAAATCAAATATACAGTATGCGGGGTTTATACAAATGTACCATCTTAGAGAAAATTGTGATTGCAAAACGTTTCATGAAGACACAGGTCTTTGTACACTTTGCGCCCGATACAATCACGAGGACTTCGTGAGACATTTCAAAAATAGAACCAATTCTGACGATGAGCACGAGCAATGGTTACTGGACCAGCTGTGGAACAATCCGAATAACGGCCTCAGAATCGGCACCAAACGCATGTCGAAATGTGGTCACCCTGGCGTCTATCGCGGTAGTAAATGTGCGATATGCTCCAAGATTAGTAAAGACGCCAAAGTCTCTCAGACACTTCAAAAAAGCACTAACCATGTAGACACAATGCGTTTCACTCTTGAACAGTTGAACGCAACTATTGAGGAGATGAAGCACCAACGTAAAATACTGGAACAGGCCATACAGTTGGCTGAAATGGGGTTAAATATTGGTAACATCACTTTAACCACTGTCAAGATGAAAACACCACGTCAAATAGCTATTGAGGCCGGTCAGAAGTGGTATATCCCTTACGAACCTTGTAAAAAGTGCAATAAAATATCTGAACGTTATGTAGCGAATGGTCGCTGCCGCAATTGTGGAGGTAAATGATACGGGTAATGAAAAGTTTCTAATAATGGTTGGACGTATTCTTGTTGCTGGGTTTAAACTTGACGATATCAAAATAGAACTGCACGAATATGACTCTGTAACTGGAATGGGGTTCATTACGTTACGAGCGTCAGATGACTTATTCGAATTCATTGCTGGTAACACTGGAGACAAACCTGCCAGCTATATTTCAAGAAAGAAGGGTATTTACGAATCGTTACTAATGCAATTACGAGACTGACCAGAGATAAAATAAAGCCCGCTAAATGCGGGCCTTTTATTTACCTGATGCTATTCCAGTCCATACCGGTCCTTAATCATCTCTACAGGAATTGATATTCTACCAATCTCACCGTAGTCTCGATGATATGTTATGACTGTGGCACTTCTTCCGGAGTTGTAACCCCCGTTACTTGAATACTCGTCTTTGGCCGCCAGAGTTTGGTGCATCTCAGTGATAAACATGCTGCTCTCCGCTACTTTCCGATGATGGTAGTGCCCCATGTGTAGGTAGCCAAACTTAGTGCGACCGTAAATCTCCCGGAACTTACTGGCGAATACTGCGTCCAGCTTTTCCATCCTGGAACAGTGCCCGTGATGTACACCAATCATTACTTTGCCGAATTCGATTGCGTAGTAGGGACTCTGTTCGTCCACAATGGTCACACGAGGATTATCGCAATACACCTCTTTAAACATCTCTCGTAACCACACGGAGGACGCAAGGTCGTGGTTACCCGTGGCGATTAGCAGCGTCACTTTCCGATGCTTCTCCAGACACATATTCACGGCTCGTTTAATCACGCGGATAGCAGTCTGTACCACTTTGAAGAAACGCGTATCAGAGTCGAGAATATGTCCGGATGTTGGTGTAACCGCCTTCAGGCCGTCGAAGTGCAGGAAATCCCCCTGAAGGTTGATAAGACACTCTGTTGCGTTGGGTGCCAATGCTGTCGCTGATTTGAACCACGACGATATGAGATGTTCCGCAATGTTGGTGTCATAATCGTCTCCACCCTCTTCTTCACATGCCAACATACCAATGTGTGCATCTGTTACTGTGTACATGTTCAGGAGAGTGCTATCCTCATCACGGGATATTAAATTAATTTCCTCTAGTGGGGATAAGCACTCTGTAAGCGCCACAATCGCTTCCTGCATCATTTTAAGCTGGCGCTCGTTGTCCACATCGGTCTTGACCCATTGCAGAGCTACAGTCCCGTCCCCCTTCACCAGTGATGATGTACCTTTTACCTTGTAACCGTCCGGCACAAAGCGGGACACATTACCACCGTGACCCAGGCCGCGCGCACCGAGACGTTTGATGCGGCGGTTAATGTTACCCGGGCTCATGCCGTACTTTTTCGCAACGGCGTGGCCACTCATTCCTGCAGCCACGTCTGACAGTAATTGCTCATCAGTCAGTATACTCATTACACTTTGCTCCGGCTTTTAACTAACTGGTCGATAACAACCGTAAAGAACTGGTTACAACCAACATTCGGGTAATCAATGCCGAACTTGTAACCTTTGATGATAAGGTCGGTCGCTGCAGGATTACCGCCCGGGTTAGCCCGTTTAATCATTTCCTGCACGCCCATCTGTGCACGTTGAGCGCTGCAACCGTTAAAGAGCAGGTTAGCAACCCGTGATTCATTTGTCTCAGCAGTAACAGCTGCGTTAGCAGTACCACACAGCATCAGACAGAACAGTAATTTACGCATTTTCATATCTCCAGGTATGCACACCCGCGCATTTGAGCGCGTGCGCCATAATTTCATCATTGACAACTGCAAACATCAGCTTCGTGGCGTCAATCGTAATGTGACGACCGGCTAACAGGTCATCGAATGTCACATCGTGTTTGTGTAACCATTCGTAAGCGTCACGTGGACCGGTCACCAGCACATCATGACCCGCACAGTACAGCGCCCTTGCGAGCGCAATATTGTCCTTGATTGGTTCGCCCTGTGCATCCCGCAGTACACCGTCCAGGGCGAACAACACCGATTTCACTCAACCTCCCACTTGATGCCCTGCGCGGTTAGCGCGGCATCGACCTCATCGGCATAGTAGTAAGATGATCCGCCTGATAACCCGACCAGCTCGAACGGCTCTGGCAGCTTCACGGTGACAGCGCGTGACTCCAGTTCCACCACCCGCGCCTCAGCCGCTAAACAGCGCTCCATCAGCTGGCAATAACTCAGTGCTTCCATATCCACTGTTCCCGTACTTTACCTTCAACAATGAGACGAGTGACACACAGTCCGTCCCGGTCAGCCTGCGCACGCATACGTGACAGTGTGGTCAGCGCCTGAACCTCTGTCATATTGTCCATCATGTCGGACAGTTTGTGATGGCTGATGATATTTTTCATTTGTTTAGTCTCCTTAATTGTTGTTCCGATGAGTTGAAGATAACCCACCTTGACGAGTCCGTCAATACTAATTGCAAAAAAAAAGCCCCGAAGGGCTTATTTAGTTTCCGCAAAGGCAATAGCACTTGTATCACCCTGTGCCGCCGCGTAATGGCGCGCCACGTCTGCTGCATTTGTGAGGTTAGCGTGAATGTGTCCAATCTTGATGTACAACCGTGGCTTACCACCGTCAATCATTATCACGTTATTCACGCGTCCATCCTTGAGCGCCGGGTGCCAGTCGTAACCCAGTTGACGCATCATGTCACGGCGTTTACCTACCGGCACAGTGCGGTCGGCGCGCATCTGACGTAACAGGTTGTCCAGTGCCTTACTGCTCACCCAACCACCCGCAAAGCCCTGGCGACCCTCGTCAATCGCTTCCATAATTTCCTGCTCAATACTACCGAGTGATGCTGTCACAGCCTCGTGAGTGCTGCTGGTCTCTGGTGCTCGCTGACAATGTGTCGCCGGGTTAAACTGTGCGGGAATGGCGTAGTTCTCCAGATAATGCGTCACGGCTGCAAATCCACCGCCACGTTTGAGCCAGTCATACAGGTTGGGGAAGTAGTCTCCGCCCATACCGTCGCGCACGATGTCGATATGCTCCTGCTGCGCGGTGTAGAAAATAGCGAACCGGCGGTCATTAGCGGTCTTGCGCACAGCGTTCTTGTGGTTACTGTTGAACATGAAGTTGGCACACAGTCTGTGCATTACCTGGTCCTGCTGCATCGCACGTTTAGCGAGGTACTCACCGGTAATCATCGGCTTGAGCGTTTCAATCAGTTCGAGTTTCTGCTCCGGAACGTAAATATCTTCCACGCCGATAAATATTTTATCGAACAGCCACGCGTTGAACTTCTCGCCAATCTCCTGCGCTGGCGGCATGTGGCTGTAACGTGAACCTACCGCTTCCATTACGCACAGTGTGAACAGTGTTTTACCGTTACCTTCAACACCCTGCAGTAATGGCGCCCATTTGAACTTGGTCCCCTTGTACTGTACACACGCTGCCATGTAGGACAACAGAATCTCACGGTCGCGCTCAACGGGTAACAGTTTGGCCAGATGAGTGAGGAAAGGTGTCACATCACCCCGTGCGCTCGCCACCGTCACAGGTACGTATGCGTTGACATGACGCAGACCGTCTTCTTCGATAATGGCACCCTGCGGCAGGTCCGGACGGAATGTTGAGCGGTCAACTTTCGGGAACATAATGCACTGGTTCTCGGTGAATGCTTCAAAAGCCTTTTTAGTAGTCTTCTCGTTACCGTCATCCAGCGCAAATACATAACCGCCGTACATTGCGTTAAACTGCTCAGACTTCAGCATCTGACCGTTAGGTGTGAGAATGCGGTGACTGTCCGCCACATACACGCAGCCTTTGAAATGGTCAACAAGCTGTGAGCCACCAATAAACTGATACCCGCTACGGATAACCGGCGCACCCGTCTCAACAACCTGAGCAGGGGTCACGAGTTCAATCGGTGCACCGACACTGTAATAAGTTGTCTGACGTGCGCAAGCGCCCAGGATGGTACGTCGCATGTACGATTTGTGACTGTCCCATTTAGGACGTGCCAGCGTAGACAGACGCATCAGACGTTCGATACGTTCACAGTTACCACCGGTCCAGAACGCCAGATGTTGAGCTAACGCCGCATCAGCGCTTGACCCGTCATACTCGCGGTCCTCGTCCGGATACGCATCACTCAGTACCTCGACATTACGCGTCCACAGGTCTTTAAATGTTGCTTTACCACCGAAAACAGCCGCGACACCACCTTTACTTGAACAGGCTTTTTCGATGAGTTTCGTGTCGTCCTCAATTGGACATGAACCTTCGGCGTGAGTTGTTGACCACTCCACCGCTGCAACTTGTTCGGTCTGCGGGAAATAACGTGCAACCGTGGCGTTGAGCGGTGCGGATGCGTTAAACATCATGTCACCCCGTGCACCACTTCCCAGACAGATGAAACGGTCGGACGTGTACAGTTCGATGTGCAGTGGAACATTTTTACAGCTGTGCTCAGGGATGGACGGACTGTAACCAAAAATGTGCAAGCCTTTACCGCTGTTGCTCACTTCCACGTAACAACCGGCAAAAGTTGTGCATAATTCCAGCGCGAGCGGTGACCAGGTGTTATCATCCTGTAGTGCACCGTCGATATCCACGCAGAAACGACCATCACCCGTAAGAATGACCGCGGGACGATATGACTCACCCAGTGCAGAAGCCGCCGCGACCACCTGAGCATGAGACATGCGGTCCGCAACGTGCAGACTGACCACTTCACCAGCAGCATTACACGGCATCTTCTCCGTGCGCCCTGGTTTCTTCTGTGAAGGTACTGTTTTGCAGACGATAAAGTGCAGGGAATCAGCCCCCTGCGCAGGGGGATTCGTATGTGTCATCTCTGTCTCTCCGTTTTGGTTATTAAAGTAAGGTGGTCAACGCGCGAGCACGTAGCTCCAGTGGTGCAGACTTAGCGATGTTGTCACCCAGTGCAATACCCTGTCCAATCAATTCAAGGTTTTCTTCTTCCACTGCTCGTTGCATCACTGCCTCACGAAGTGCGTCCATCCTGACCCAGTGATGGTTGATGGTGCCCATTGCCACACCGGCTTCGGCTGCGACACCATCACGCGTTAGACTACCAAAGCCATCACGCTGTGCCATTACATATGCGACTTCTAAAATATTATCTTTGCTCATAATTTCGGTTCCATTGGGTAATTTGTTGCAGTATGGCACAGGTTGACGGAGTGGTCAATCCCTTACAGGTCACCACTCCCATTCCAGAATTTAAAGTCGCCCCCAAGTCCGATAATGAGTGTCCCAAACGCAAGCTGTGCCCGTTCGTGTTCCGTACCCTTATATTTCCACCCGGCTTTTTTCACCTCACGCGCCACAAACTGTCCAATGGTCGACCCAACCATGTCGGGTGTGATAACCACGGGGCGGATACCGATGAGGTCGCTCGACTTGATACGCTTGTTCATCGTTGAAGAGTCGTTGCACAGACCGTAACGTACAACTCGACCATTTTCATCTTTTAACGCACCGCAATTATTGCGAAAAAGTCGCCAGCCCATCTTACTTGCCAGTAGCCGCGCCTCATCCTGCACACGCGCTTCGGGTGTATCTTTGGTTGAGCGTGGGACATCCAGTCCCACCATTGTCACAAGGTCAGCCAGCGCCTCAGCCGTGATACCGTGCTTACGTTGCCATTCGAGAAGTGTTGGGTAGGTCATTCTATGCCGCCTTTGATTTTCGTAAGCTGAAGCTCCACGTTCTTCATCAATTTCAACAATTCATCGCTGAAAGGTTCGTTGTGCATTTTACTAAACTCATAGATATGTTTACCCAATTTAATCACCGCATCCACGGGGTTATCCAATCGAAACTCCTGATACATGCAGTTTTCCCATTTTTCTTTTTCGTGGTCGTATGTTCTCCATGACAGATACCACGCACCTAAACGAAATTGCATGGTGTAATGAATATTTGGTGCGATTTTCACCTTCCTGTCTTTGACTGCAAACCAATCGAGTGAGTAATCCCAACTTTTTAATGTTACTGTTTGCTCATCACTCATAACCCAATCCTCTCTCTTAATTTATCCGCATCGGCCGCTTTGAGCGCCTGCGCCTCCAGCCACGACACACCGTATGTCAGGTAAAATTTGCGAAATATTTCACTGTCGCTCAGACCCTCCGCGCGGCGATACCCGGCCCACTCCGCTAATTTTAAGTCTAACTTGACGAGCGCGTCAAGTCTTTCTCTCTGGCGTTTGACATTACTCATCACACCAGGTACCGGTACGTTCAATGCAGTCAGTCTGTCACGCATTGCCTCGGGCGTCTCACGTGCTCCCACAACCTCATTACGCATTTGCGCCAGTACATCCGGGTCAAGCTCGTATAAATCTCCGTCAACCTGAGTAGGTCCTGAGCGGTCTGCCGGTTTTGGTACAGGCTCACCACAGTCCGGACATGCGTCACGGAACCGCTCATACACCGCTGCGCAAGCTGTACACACGCGCACCGTCGATGGTTCACTTTTACCCGTGCGGCGCTCCCGGCGGTCAAGACTCCACTCACGCGGTGCATCCGGTAAACCGTGGCGCATGACGTTTGATACGGCGTCGATAATGATAGCGTGTGATTTTCCTTCGAACGGGCGCAGCGCACGACCAAACATCTGCGCATACAGAGCATAACTCTGTGTCGGTCTGGCGAAAGACACCACTTCCACTGCGGGAATGTCCACCCCCTCGCCTATTAAACTGTCATTAACAATTTGCAAAATCTTTCCCGACTTCAAATCGCGGATAGCCTGCACGCGTTCTTCATCGGCGTTGCGCCCGGACAATGCGACAGCTGGTACACCACGCTTACGGTATTCTTCCGCTACTTCCTCCGCCGTATCCACGCCGACGGTAAAGGTGATACCGCGTTTACCCGGGCAGATTTTGAGATAGTGACTCACGATGTCACCGACAATGTGCGACCGCCCAATCTCCACTTTGAGTTCCTTCTCTTTATAGTCCCCCGTGGTTTTACTGGTTTCCACGTTCTCCAGATGCAGGTCGGTCGGTGGGCAGTAAATTTTGTACTGACTCAGATAACCGTTGTCGATGAGCCAGCGCATTGTCGGACCTTCAACAATCACATCGGCATAACCGTCTGTCTCACGTGATAAACCCTGCCCATCTGCACGACAAGGTGTTGCAGTCGGTCCAAGTCCACGTGCGCCAGCGTTGAGCAGGGGTGTCAGGACACCGCCCCAGGTCTTCGACTTCTTCGTAGCGTGGTGAAACTCATCCTGTACGACGGTCAGTTTATTACCCAGCTTTGCTAGGTCAGCAATTTTAGCCTCACGCATTGACTGTACGGACGCAACCATCACCCGCGCATTTGGGTCGACATAGTTAACCCCGTGGTTTTCCATCGATTGCTTGGCTGCAAAGCGTACCACTTTATTAGCCGCGATAACCTGATGACGAATTTCCATGCGTCCCATCGTGTCACTCAACTGAGTAATCAGCTCCTGACGATGTGCCAGCACCAGCACATACTGACCTCTGTCACGCTCTTTTGCGACAATGGCGGTCAGGGTCATGGACTTGCCGGAGCCGGTAGCGCTCACCATCGCCACAAATTGCTTCCCGGCGTCCCATTGCTGGTACGTGTCTTTGACCAGTTTTTCCTGATAGGGTCGGAGTGTTGGAAGGGTCATTTCGTTAACTCCGCAGGTAATACCCCACCATTCCTCTCTTTAACCCATGATTTGAGACGTTGGGTGAATTGTTCCTGGTCCTCGTAACGCTGTAATAATTTTTTATATTTGGGCGTGTTAATTTCCATTTCTCGTTCTGCTTTAGCGCTTTCCAATTTTTTCGCGCGTTTATCATCCTTCAACGTTTCAATTTGTTCTTCAAGTTGCTGAATACGAATCGCCTGTGTACAAATTATGGCATCTTTTGATTCGATTCTGACACGCATCTGATGACGTAAGTCAACACCACGATTGATAACATTTTCCAGTTTTTCTGTATATGTTCTGACTAATTTGCCCATCTCTCACATCTCCCACACTTTGCGCACGCTGTTCGACTCGACCATACGTGCTTTTCTGATTAGTTTATGTGCCACATACATTGGTATCTGCACATCGTCAAGAAACCATTTGTCTTTCTTACTGACCGAGTTGTACCAGCCGTAAGAGGGACGGAGTAGTTGTTTAATTTGTGTCATTGCGTTCACTCCTCGCTTTCCACCCCAACCATGCAACCTGCTATAATCCACGCTGGTCCATTGCGGGACGATGTTTAATTTTTGGACGAAAGTTTTCTTCAAACCACTGTTTAAATTCTTCAAGTTCTTTTTCTTCTTTCATTTTATTTTCCTCTCACTTATTGACGATGACGTCATTATGTCGCACCACCCACCCCGTGTCAAATTTAAAATTAGTGTTGACGAGTGCGTCATGGTGGTATAGAGTTCACCACATCGACAACAACGGAGGACAGAGAGACATGAGTAATATCACATTAACCATCCCGAACGACGACCACATTGCGCTGCGTGCGTTTGGTAAAGCACTGGAAGAAATGGCACTTGCGCACGGTGCGCCACTACGAGTTAACCCCCACGTGGACGTGGAAAAATTGCGTGAGACAATGGGGAATGCGGAACCAACGTATATCGTTCCTGAAGTTGACACCACTGCACAACAGGTTGAGTCACTCGGCGCAACGCACATCATTACCGAGCAGAAATTAGTTGGTGGCCCCGTACATGTGGGTGACGGTAATTTCTCACAAGGATACGTCGCCACAGTCGAGGAAATTGCTGACCCCGTTGACTCAACTGGCACACCGTGGGACGAACGTATCCACTCCACCAGTAAGGCGCTCAATGCGGACGGTACGTGGCGTCTGCGTCGTAAGCCGAAGGATATGGATGAACTGGAATGGGTGGCACTGATTGAGTCGGTTAAGGGTGAGTTGCATACTCAAACACCGGTAATGACTGATGAAGAAGTTAAAACCCTGGAACCCGTGGAAATTGGCGGACCGACACGGGAAGAAGTCGAACCACCTGTAACACCACCGGGCGATGATTTCCACACTGACGAGCAAACCGTTGCCGGTATTCCGCCACTTCCTGTACCGCCGCCGGTAGTTGTTGCACCACCTGTACCGGAATTTGATGACGGCGTTCCTTTCCCACCATCGGGCACTGTCTCTCCAGCGTTAGAGCGTATGGCGGACCACACTGTATGGGACTTCCCGCGCCTCATGACCTTCCTGACCGAGCGTCACGGTAAGATTGATGTGGCAACGGTGAACACGCTGCTGGCGCAGGACGGTATGTCGTCGGTGCAGGAACTGAACGCCCACCCGGATAAAATCGGTCCGTTCGTGGCACGTGTTAAAGCGCATTTGGGGGAGTAACCACATGTCCCGGCGCAAGTCGGGATTTTTTTTTTTTAATTTAATGTTGACGGACTCGTCAAAGATGGGTTATAGTTAGTTCATCGAAACGAACTGAAGGGAATATGAAAATGTACACTCTGATGACTCTGGAAACTGAAACAAGCACCGCAGAATACCGCGAAATGACTATGGAACAAGCCTACAAACTGGCATCCCGCGGTGGATTCTATAAGGCTCAAATCATCAGTGAAGAAGGAGTAGTTGAATATGAGTTTCACTAAATACACGACGACGGTGGATTGGGAGGGGGAGAAAATCGAAATCCCTCCCGGTTACAAATATATCTCGCGCGACAAATATGGATTCGTATGCGCGTGGATTAAGAGGCCTGTGCACAATGAGTTTGGTGCGGGAGATGGTTCGGAGATGCCCCTACGATTGGGACACCAGAAGTCCCTGTGCGAACTGGAACCAATTTTACGACAGTATAGAATGAAAGCCAGCGGTACAGTCTGTTATCTGACAGGCGCTGTGAGGGAATTTAAATGACCACACAACTACCCAAGGTATCCGATGCCAACCAGTGGATGAACTGTAACGGGTCATTCCGGGCGCAACAGGCTTATCCACCACTGGACGTCGAGCCGTCACAGTCCCGGCTGGAGGGCCGGGCATGTCACGAGGTGGCTCAGAAGTTATTCAGAAATGAGCCATTCAGTGACATGGTGGGCAGTCTGTCAAAGGATGGAATTGTCATCACGGATGAACTGTTTGACGCCGCCCGCGAGTATTTTAACGAGGTGTGGGGTTACTGTAACACTCACGGGCGAGTACACGACCTTCACGTTGAGGAAGTGTGTCCTGTTCCGGGTTATGACGACTGGTACTGTATTCCCGATGCGTGGGTGTACGTACCGGAAGGGAAGGTACTACGTGTCTGGGACGCGAAATTTGGTCACCGTATTGTTGACCCGTTTGAAAACTGGCAGCTGTTAATTGAAGCATACGCCATCGTTGAAACGCATCGCCTTGATGTTGACGTTATTGAACTGGTTATTGTGCAGCCTCGCGGGTTCACCAGTGAAGGTACAGTGCGCAAATGGGCGCTAACATACGATGAGTTAAAACAATACTGGGACGTAGAAGTGTGCATGAGTCTTGTTCTTACCACCGGGCCTGACCCACTGTGTACACCCGGACCACATTGTCTCGACTGCAGCGCGCGTGCACACTGTGACACGCTGAAGCAACAGAGTTACGCCGCGGTGGACTACGTGACGTCACTGCAGACGCACAATTTGTCCGGACATGCCCTGGGTGTTGAGTTGAGACTCCTGCAGCGTGCACAGGAGATGATTAAAATGCGTCTCAGTGGTCTGGAGGAACAAGCACTGCATGAGATTAAGCAGGGTCGACATGTGACATTCTACACCGCTAAAACCACATACGGTCGTAAGCGCTGGAAGAAAGATGTTCCGGTGGACCAGGTGATATTCATGGCCGAGTTGCAGGGAGTTGACGTCCGTAAGCCGCAGGAACTGGACACACCCGCACAGTGTGCGAAAAAAGGTATCGACCCGTCTGTTATTGAGCAGTACGCTGAAACACCTGTCACGGGTGTCAAGCTGGAACAGGTCGATGAACGCAGTATCCGTAGTGTATTTGAGAGGAGGTGAGAGATGAGTGAGCAATTTCTGGAGTGGTTCGATAAAACATTCAGTGAAGCACTATTCAAGGGTGAAGAACGTGAATATCTGAAAACGTATACCTGGTTCGCGTGGCGTGACGCCCTCCGCCAAAATAATGCGAAATAACTACTTGACGCACTCGTCAAACTAACGTAGTATTCAAATCACCGGGAGACAGAGGGTCTCCCACACTTAGCAGAGAGGATTTACAAGATGGCTCAATTTACTTTCGTTACCCCTGTTGCTCGCCTGATTCACGGTCACCCGCTGAAACAAAATGTACGCACTGATGATGTCACAAAGCAGCCGGTTATCGGTAAAGATGGTCAGCCGGTTAAGGAAATTTATATCGGTATCGCAATTCCTAAAACTGGTGAAGCGGACTGGAAAGATACCGAATGGGGTAAACAAATCGTAATGGCGGCACTGGACGCTGAAAATGGTTATGACGCTGGTACTACTCGCCGCGCGGACTTCTCATGGAAGGTGGTTGATGGTGATAGCGACATTCCGAACAAAGCTGGTCACGCGCCGAACAGCGACGAATACAAACGCGGTCACTGGGTCTTGCACCTGAATACCCGCATCCCGTACAACTGCTATCACGTTGGCAAATACAATCCGCTCGATGCGATTCAGGACGTAAACGCTATTAAACTCGGTGATTACGTTCGTGTGAACATCGTGGCGAAAGGTAATAAGCCGTCCAAAACTCCGGGTGTGTATCTGAACCCGAACCTGCTCGAACTGTCACGCCCCGGCGAGGCGATTGTTCGTGAAGGCAGTGGTCCGGACGCAGCAAGCGTGTTCGGCGGTGGCGCACCAACTCCAGCCCCGACTCCGGCTGCTCCGGCACCTGCAACACCGCCGCCAGCAACTGACCTGCTGGTAACACCTCCGCCGGTTGCTGAAGAGAAGTACAGCTACAACGGCACGGTGTATACCAAAGCACAGTTGCTCGGTATGCCCGGCTGGAGCGAAGAGTTAATCGCACAACACTGTCAGAAAGTAGCATAACCACAACGCCCCGGTGCGAGCCGGGGTAATTTAACAGAGAGGGTGCATCATGACCGAACAAGACCAACGACTGAAACAGTTTGATGAGAAGTTAGCCGAACTGGAAAAGGCTATTAAACAGGTGCAGGAGCAACGCCGGGAATACATTAATCAGAATGGTTTAAATAAAACAAATGATGCGGGGTATACACAGGGATGAACAATCTTGAAGCAACGGTAACTAAAGTGGAAGAACCGATGTGGGATGAAAAATACTAAACATACCGCGTCAAGATTGAATACAACTGCTGGGGAAGTGTCTCAAATACGGAAAAATGGTTCAAAGACCGAAACGAAGCCTACGCTTTAAAAGTTGGCGATACTATTATCGTTTAGCCCCTTAACTGGGGCTTTTCTTACAGAGAGGAATAGAGATGCACTATTTATCGAATGACGAAAAAAAATGCAACCGGTGTGGGATTGTGAAACCGTTAACCGATTTTTACATCAGTATACGAAAGGATAGACCAACTGGTAAAAATCACAAGATATCTCACACATGTAAGAACTGCACTAATCAACAATCTCGGGAACGTTATGCGTCCGGATTAAGATATGAAAAGACACGGAAAGCATATTCCAATTCTGAAAAAGGTAAAAAACTCACATCTCAGGCGAGTAAAAGACACTACGAGTCTATTCGCGGAAGAGCGTGTCATTTATTAAATAATGCCAAAAAAAGGCAATCTAAATGGACATCTTTCGATATAGATAGGGAATTCATAGAACAAAAATTGAAAAATGGTGTATGTGAGATAACTGGAATACCTTTTGATTTCACAAGTCCCGGTGAAAGTAAAAAGAATCCTTTCGCTCCCAGCCTCGATAGAATCGATAACAAAGTTGGATACATAAAAACGAACGTTCGAGTAGTGTTATGGGCGGTAAATTTAATGCACGGTGAAATGACCGATGACCAACTAGTGGTAATGTGTAAAGCGGTTATAGAGGGACTTAAAAAATGAATTATTTATCCAAATGCGAAGACATGTCTTGTCAGAAAACTTATCCCGCTGACCTACACGGTTGTCCTTACTGTGGTGCAGACCGCGCTTTTTCTTCACCTGGCGAACTGAATCCCAGTTGGTGGGCTTACGACCTTGAAACTTACTGTAACATCTTCACCGCATCATTTATTCACGCTGCGACGGGTATGGAGTTAGTCTTTGAAATCAGTGACCGCAAAAACGAGCAGCCGCAATTAATCGAATTCGTATTCAACCTGGGACGCAGTAAAGCCCGTGGGATTGGATTTAACAATCTGGCGTTTGACTATCCAGTACTGCACTACGTGGTCAATACACCGGGTTGTACACTGGAACAGATTTACGCAAAAGCGCAATCACAGATTAAGCCCGAAGGTCAGTGGCCAGAAATTGTATGGGACCGCGACCAGATTTTCGAGCAGATTGACCTGTACAAAATTCATCACTTTGACAATAAAGCCCGACGTACCAGTCTGAAGGCGTTAGAAGTGGGTATGCAGTCCCCTAACGTAAAAGACCTGCCATTCCCGGTCGGAATGGTGCTAAATGACCAGCAGAAAGACATTCTCATCGATTATAACAAACACGACGTGCGAGAGACGCTGAAATTCTTTGTGCGTTCACTCGACAAAATTCATTTCCGTGAGGAACTGACAAAGCAATATGGTCGTAACTTTATGAACCATGCCGACACTAAAATCGGCAAAGATATATTTGTTCACGAACTGGAGAAGGCCGGGGTGGATTGCTCAGGGGTAACTATTCGTGAACGTATCGCACTCACCGATGTGATTCCTTCGTATATCAAGCTGGAGACAGCCGAGTTTACCGATATCATGAACAGAATGAAATCGGTAGTGTTGACCAAAAAGCAACAGGACGAATTACTGACCACCAAAGGTGTATTCAGTGACATGGTCGCCACTGTTGATGGTATCGAATATACATTCGGTCTGGGTGGTATCCACAGTGGGATTCCGAACTGCATTTATAAATCCGGTGACGGTTTCGTTATGAGCGCGCGCGATGTGACGTCGCTCTACCCGAATTTAAGTATTAAGAATCGCTTTTATCCGGAGCACCTGGGTGAAACATTCTGCGATGTGTATGAGAATTTATTCAATCGCCGCCGTGATGCAAAGCGCGCGGGTGACAAGATAGTCGATGCTACACTTAAACTCGCACTGAACGGTACATTCGGGAACATGGGCAGTCGCTTTAGTCCATTCTGTGACCACAAATGTCTGTTGAGTATCACCATTACGGGTCAGTTGAGTATGGCGATGCTGATCGAACAATTACGCAAAGTCCCGCAGATGACCATTGTGCAGACTAATACGGACGGTCTCATCCTGCACCACCCAGCGCAATACCTGGAACACGTGGACAATGTGTGTCAGTGGTGGATGGATGTCACGCAACTGAATCTGGAATGCGAGGATATCGCCTCGGTTTATCAGCGAGATGTGAACAACTATATTCAGGTTGGTACGGACGGTAAAATCAAGCGTAAAGGCGCTTACGAGTACAAATACCAGTGGCATCAAGACCCATCGGCGATGATTGTTGCCCGCGCTGCCGAAGCCGCCCTCGTACACGGTGAGGACATCCGCACGTTCATCACTCAGCACCGTAACCCGTTCGACTTCATGCTGCGTGCCAAAGTACCTCGTTCGGCACGTCTGGTGATGCGTTGGCCTGAGTGGGGCGCTGAACAGGAGATGCAGAATACCACACGTGTGTTTATCTCGCGTAATGGTGGGTCACTGGTTAAGCTGTTACCACCAACCGGTACACCAGGTACATGGAAGCGCAAGAATGGTGTCAAGGACGACGTGTACAACGCGGTAATGCGTGAGATTACCGGTCAACCGGGAGACGTCGACAGCATTGGTACACCGTGGGACGAGCGTATCCACACGAAGAGTCGCAGCAAGCATGATGCAGTGCGTGAAACCGGGATGTATGTTGGGTGGAAGGTGACAGAGTGTGCAGACGCTAAAGACTTCGACTGGGGCAGTCTGGACTATGAATATTATGTGAAGGAAGCGGAAAAGTTAGTTCTACCATTGTTGGGGTAATAAACCACCGGCGCATCACTGCGCCGGATTTGATACACGTCGACGCAATTCATCAAGTTCAAGCTGCGCTCGTTCAGCCTCCAGACGAGCAATAATTTCCTTCTCCTTACGCTCGGCGGACTCATTACGAATTCGCCGTATGTGACCGTAAATCATAACAATGGTCAGCAGAATACCACACAGGGTGGCAAAGATACCGATGGCTTCCGGGGTGATACCGTATTTAGTCATCAATCCCGTTACCGTCGTCCCGCTTGCTACCAGTGTCCCGGCTTGTGTGTTTCCGGCGAAGCTCATAGTATTTTCTCGCTTTGATGTACCACTCAACGACCTGCGCCAGCATAAGGATGATGACCAGAGTTGTCGATATGAAACGCAATACCTCCAGCATCCTCACTATCCTTTTTCAGTATCGTGAGGATTGCCGCGCAGTATAACATCGTGAACATTGCCACATAGACATCGAGCGGTTGATAGAAAAACCACAGGAGCCAGCCTACCAGATTAATCGACATGGAAACAATGCTGATGAGCATCATATCGAGAGACTTTCGGGATGTTCCGAACCGGTACAGAATACCGGCTACGATGAAATCACAAAATGCGGCGAGGAAAAAATAAATAGAACCGTCCAGATTGCTGCACAACTCCTGGAAAAGAGTTGCCACCATCACAAAGAGAAACGAGGCTCCCCGGGGTCTGGCGATTACTGAGGCAATCAGGAAGGTGTACATTGTTTATTTGGCCCGGCGTTTTACTTTGGCACCGCCCGTGTCACCGGTTTTACTGCGGGGTTTTACATTTGCTCCACCGGCGTCACCTGCTTTACGTGATTTAGTCTTGTACATTTTACCGCCCTTGTATGTTAGGATTAAGCCTAATTGTACAGCAGGTGTTACCGAATGAAAAATCCTTTAAGTAAACAAATGACCGCCCTTCTCACCGCATTTGCAATGGGTGGTACGGGTACCGCGGTAGTCACGCAGACGGACATCCTCAATCAGTTCCTGAACGAGAAGGAAGGGAACAGGCTGACAGCATATCTGGACAGTGCAAATCCTCCCATCTGGACCATCTGCCGGGGTGTGACGCGCATCGATGGTAGGCCGGTGACAAAGGGTATGCGACTTACTGAAAAGCAGTGTGACCTTCTGAACGATAAAGAAGCGCAAAAGTCACTCAAATGGGTACGCGACAATATCCCGGTAAAACTGAACCCGGTGCAACAGGTCGGCATCGCATCGTTCTGCCCGTACAATATTGGACCTACCAAATGTAAGGGGTCGACATTCTTCAAATTGCTGCAAAAAGGCGACTGGAAAAACGCGTGTAAACAAATTCCTCGTTGGGTGTTTGACGGTGGTCGTGATTGTCGCATCAAAAGTAACAACTGTTCCGGACAGCCAATTCGCCGGGAGCAGGAAGAGTATTTGTGCCTGTACACACTGGGGGAATCGAAATGACAGTGTTACAGCGGGTAGTAACTGTTGTAGGAATCGTATTCGTGATATGCATCTATTGGTTGGGATATTCACAAGGGAAGCAGTCGGTCAAGCTGGATGATTTCAAGGAATATAAGGCAGCTGTCGAAGCCCGTGACGCGCTGCAGGAAAAACTCAATGCTTCCGATGTGGAATTGCAGAAAAAGCAACAGGAACTGAAAGAAGCCCGGGCCAAAAAAGTCGTTGAGAAAGTCACCATCTACCGTGACCGAATCAAAGACTCCGCCACCGCTCAGTGTGTCAAAGAGAGCGGCATCCTCGACCTATATGATGCGACCGTAAAATGAAAAAACTTACCCTGCTGATATCTGTACTTGTTTTAACAGCATGTACTCAGGAAGTGAGTACATGTCCGCCACCATCTAACGACCTGCTTACGCCGAGTGGTGAATTGTGGACAACCGATGGCGACCCCGAAAAGGCCGCTACGGTAATTCCACATAACGGGGAAGTTCTGATGGCCGACCGGGACAGAGTGTCCCGGTGGCAAAACTGGTGGGAAGGTTGTAAAACCTTATGAATATTCCTCGACAATCAGAATACCGGCGGTACCTGCTCCGCCGGTACACGATGTTCCACTGAGTGCGGTGTCATAAGCACCACCGCCACCAGAGCCTGGCGCTTTACCAGCGATACCACCACCCGCACCGGCACGACCACCGCCGCCCATGTAGGAAGATGCACCGTTGCCGGTAACAAAATAGGTTCCGGTTTGTCCGTCGCTACCATCACCGCCGCGAATGTTAACAAGACCGCCGGTAGCGGTACCGCCAGCGCCACCCGGGGTGTTAGTCGCCGATATTCTGGATGCACCACCACCACCGCCAGCGGTCAGACTACCGAATACACTACTACCGCCAGCGGAACCCGCTGCAGCACCTACACCGCCCGCACCACCAGTACCAATGGTCACGGAATACGATGATGCCGGAGAAGTAATCCATGCGATAACAGTTGCACCGGCACCACCGCCACCACCGGAGAAAGTGGATGAGGTTGCCGAAGCCTGACAACCACCACCACCACCACCACCGCCCACCAGTGTGACTTTAATGGCCTTTGTACCAGTGGTGGGAGTGTAAATTGCCGAAGATGTGAGTGTACGCACATTCAACAATCGCCCCGGTGTTGCAGTCATGAGCGCGTCGTACATCTGACTGTCTGACCCCGTGTCGATATCACCATTTGGCGTAACACCCGCCACGTTGAGCACACGAGCAAAAAAACCATCCCAGTCATTGGCCCAGTCTGCTTCAAAGTAAGAACCATCTTCCGCCGTTGGTGATGTGCGGTTTTTAAATGCACCCTGGGGTGATGCAGTTGTGGGATTCTCAAACCTTCCCGGGTAACGGTTGCTACGGTCTAAAGCCATTGTTCAAACTCCTACAAATCCGGTCGCTTGTGTCAATGAGTCACCAAATTGCATTGATGAGTCACCTGCCTGTACATAATCGTAAGCCTCAAGGAAACCATTGAATTTTACACCCTGCGGCTTCGGAACAAAAGAGGCATTGACGAGCGCCCACCGTTCGAGGTCTGTAATTTCTCCGTAGAATTCTACGGAGAAACTCATATCCTCACCATCAACCAGACGGGTGACCTGTGCATTGGGTAACAGGAAATTCATTCCATTAATAATGTCTTCAATGGTCGCGTATGAGTTGTTTTTGAGAATTTTAGATTTAATTGCCAGGCGATATAAGTTGTCCGACATGCTCTCGTCTGAATCGATACTCGGCGTGCTGCACATTGCGGAGGTATCGCCGAATTCGGCCGGACCATTGACATCGCTGGCACACATGGCGGTATCCATGGATACCTTTCCCATGAAATCACGAGATATAACGACTATTCGCCCAATAACATCGAGTTGTTCACCTTCCACCATATCAATCGAATACATGATACGCACAGCTGCGGCCACATCTGCAATCTGTGTGGCCAGGCTACGTGTGATGTTATACCACGCAACGGCCTTTGGCTTGTTACGGTACTGAGCGTAGATGCGATTCGGAGCATCTGACTCATTTGCGACGTAGCCGCTGACAATTGTCAGCGGTACGAAGTAGGGAGCGGGGAAGAAGTTCATTCGTTAACCCAAGAGTAACGTGAGTGTTTCCTCTACAATTGCTTTTTGCGTAGCGCCATCACCGTCTGCACTGATGAACCGCTCCTGAAGTTCCAATACCTGCTCGTCCAGTGAGTCGTCGCAGATGATGCCATTATCGGCAACAATCTTGTCTCGCTTCGACAACATTTCCACTGTTGCATCGAGAGCGGAAATTGTTGAAAAATATTCAATTATTCCACGATAGAGCATGCCCGCGTCTTTTGATGCTGTACCTTTCATTTATTACCCCCAATATGAGATGCGAATTTCTTTCATGCAGTTGTTGATTACATTGTTGTACATATATAAGTGTACATACCACGAGCCATCAAGTCCATTGGTTGTGTCCGTCATTCTCACAAGTCCCGGACTGACGCTGGTGCTGTATTGTGCGGTTAGAGTCGTATCCGTTTGTCCCGTTGCTGCCACCCTCGTGTTTGAAAACGCACTATAAGGTGCTGTAGATATATTACCATCAAACGCGACCATCTGAATCAATTCGGCCTGAATGGTTGAGCCGGCAGTAAAAGCGGCATCACTGCTTGCGTTGAAGCTACAAAATAGAGAAATAGTGTCAACTGCTTTAAAGCTGGCCGGAACTTCCCATAAGAAATGTAAGTCCGTGGATGCTTTAGTTCTCACCATCTTACCGTATGACCACGCGGTGGTATCACTCTTGCTGTTCGTAAGTATGTCGGCAGGACGAAGATATTTATACCGGCGTAAATAACCTTTAACGGTGTTATTCTGGAGATACTGTCTGAAGAATACGGTTGCACTCTCAATCACACCGAATGATGCTGGTTCGCTCCGCACGATGTTACCACTGGCGTTCACGTTAGCGAACAAGATGTCATAAGGCGTTGTACTATCGGCGTTAAAATCGGAAAAAATATCGTATTTTGACGCTACAGAAATCAACGCTACGGTTGCTTGTCCGCTCACATTACTAATGTAGTTGGGTTTGGTCGAATCCAGATATGATACTTTCGTGTAGAAGGTCGCAACCGTGCGTTTGCAGTTTCTCACATTGATGTTAGAAACTGTACACCCTTTCGAATTGTTGAGTAAAACACCCTCAGCAGTATTAGACAGCCCAAGGTTGGGTACGTTCATGTTTGTAATTGAGCAGTTTTCAACAACATTTGTAGCAACGCATGAGCCGTGGTCAATATCCGCAGGATAAGAGCTGTGTTGCCACATTTTATCGATGGAACAATCCGTACTATTGGAAATAAAGCCAACGCTGTAAAAAGTCCTTGCCTGGTTAGGCTTATCGACATGTAAGTTCCAAGCGTGACAGTTATAGCACGATGGAGTTTCGGGTGAAGTATCAGACCCCATACCTATCAACTGAGTCCATCCGTCACCACCACCCCATATGTTATACGCAACACAATTCTGTGCGTTAACAAAATTGATACCGTAACCACCGTTTGTATTTGTTCCGGTATATGTGGCAACTAAATACAAATCGTGAATCTTAGCCCCAGTAATTTGTACAAAAGACTGGTTGTCACGAAGAAATGCTCCGAGGGTTGGGTTTACAAATGATGTGTTTTCGGTGGACGCAGCAGGGTAAGTACCAGCGCGATAATTCGCCAGTGTTGTATCTCTGTTAGCCTCCACGGATGACCCCATAACAAATCCACCGCGGCCTTTGTTGAATATTGGGTCTTGAAATATAATTCTTGAACCTCTACCGGCACCATATACTTCGACATTGTCGAAGAGATGAACCGGGTATGTCATCAGGTAGCCACTGGTTGTCGGTGGGATATAAATAGATGCACCACCCAAACTCTGAGCAAACAAACACGCTTGCTGGAGTTTCCACGCATTATCAGTAGTACCATCGGCTACAGGTTCCCATTCAATAAATGAGATATTACCGTTGTTTTTTAATTTCCACCGCTTTCCTCCTGTGGTAACAACCACACCCCCTGACAGGTCTTCACTTGTAGTATCGGACGCATCGTGATAGTAGACAGACCCCCACGACATGGTGATTCGCTGTCCGTCTGTCACCGGTTCAACGGTGCGTAGAGTTGCGATATCCGGACAAGCCCCAATCAGACCAAACCCCTCTGTAGCGCTGAGATTGTCACGCAATATCTGGTCACTGTCTACCGCCCAAAACCCAACAGCAATACCACCCGTACCCGCAACCGTGGAACCAGCCGGTACGGTCACAGGATAAGTACCCGTCCAGTAATACAGATAAGTACCGTCACTGATACGGTCAAGATTACTGTTCAAAGTACCACCAGTCGTGAAAGTGACAGTGCTCTTAACAGCGCTCACAATTGCTGTGGCAGCATTAGACGCGGAGTTAGCTGCATCTAATGCGCTGTTTGCGGATGCTGTGGCGCTACTCGCAGCGGCTGCAGCTGAAGCCGATGCACTCGATACGGCCGCTGATGCGGCGGCTGTCAAATCATCGACCTGCTGGAAATTGTTGTCCAGTTCGTCCCACGTTAAGGGCCGACCCAGGTCTGCGCGTTTGATAATGGTCATACGATGGTCACCGTGATGTTTGAGGTTGTCCAGCGGGATAATTCATTAAAGTCAATGGTAACATTCGCAGTGCCACCATTCAACGTCATACTGTTAACGTAACTGTTACCGTATGAACCAATAACTTTGTTAATAGGCGTGTAGAGCGAACTGTACGGTACTGTTTCACCGATATCAAACCCATCCGGCTTAAACCCGTACTCTGTCGGAATCAGACCGCCAGCGGCGTATTCCATGATTGCATCCTGAATGAGTGGCTCGAGAGTTGCCTGAGACGGTAGAGAACCATCATCTTTGATTTCAATAGCTACCACCATGTCCACATATACGGGGCGACTAAATTTGATATCTTTGGTCATCGTCGGGTAAGTGGGCGATGTGACAGTCACGGTCACGCCGGTTCCAGCCTGATAAAGTGTGACACCCGGATTTTTTTTAAGGTAGATGGCCATCGCTACGTCGTCGTCCGTACCACCATCGACAATGGGAGCAATACTGTGACCCGGCTGACCGTTGCTGTCGGTGGTGGCTTCGTCGTTCTCATAGACACGCACACGGCGTACACCTTCAACATTGAACAACTGACCCAGCATTGAATCAACCTGGTTGCTACCCGGCAGACCTACGGCCGTCGCTCGTTTAAGGCGTAACGACCCATCCGATTCAGCAGATGTACCGGGTGTTGCTGGAGTGGGGTTATTAACCGATACTAATCCGGCAACCGTGTCCACAATAGTCGTGATGGTGTTGGCGTCTGCTTCGATTTCACCAACCGTGGTACAGGTGATATCAACCGTTGCGGTACCTGAACTATCCAGCGTCCACGTCTGGTCGAGAGTGAATCGATAACCTGTCACAGATGATTCAAAGCGTGTGCCCGCAGGAACCTGAGTACCAGCAACACCCGTTAACACAAACCCTGTAACAGTCGATGCGGTACCTTCACTCCGGACGGTACCTGTCAGCGCGCAAATCACGTCGAGGTCGTAGCCGCTGGCTTTGTTCGGGTCTTTGGAGTTGTACGCCTGTTGCAACACTTCGTCGAGCGCGGAGAAGATTTCAGCATCGTGCGCCATCTTCAACCCATCGGGGGTGGATGGGTCAAGATTCCAGTTACTGTCGATACCCAGATATAACTGTTTTTCTTCGTCAAACCAGTCATTCTGTGATTTTACGCTATAGCCGGTACTGGTTAATTCAGCCATTCTCGGTCACCGTTAATAATCCGTAGGAGGTCAACACGCTGGCGGTGACCGTATAAGTTTTGTTGTCGATGTCGAAATCGGTGCTAAAACTGGTTAACTGCAGGACACCCGGAGTACCGGAGATGCGTTCACGGAGGCGTGCTTCGCGGACATCCATGGAAGTTTGTTTGTCGAGTATCTCCTGAAACCACGGTGTGCCGTCAGTCACATCCCGGAAATACTCACCCAGAAACAGGCGCAGACGGGTACGTATCGTCTGCTCTATTTCCAGTTGTTCAGTGATAAACATCGAACCCTGAGTAACGATGTCACCATCTTCATCTAATTTACGTACTGTCATCAGTTATTCGGCCCCGTATTAGAACCACCGGAAGCAACGCCGCCGTGGGTGTGTCCGTCAATTTCTTTACCGTTTAAAATAAGTGAACCAGGGGCGACAATATTACCATCTTTATCAATTGTCACCCCGTTGATATTTGCGGTTCCATCTGCGAGTAATGTCACGTGGCCATTTGCATTTTTAATCATACATGACGTATCGTTTTTTAACCAGACGTACTGTGATGCGTCCACGTTGCGCAAGCGAATACCATCATTAACGAAACCGGCTATGAGGTTATCAAGTGAACGAATTCCCGGTACAAACATTGCGTCCTGTTTGTGGTGAAAGCGTTTGACGGGATTAGCAGCAATGCCGCCGGTCTGCTTCCATCCATCAATGCAACGTTGACTAAAATGTACCATGCCCTCACAACCGGGTTTAATCTCGAACTCCAGTACGAAGTCATCGCCCGGGAAACTTACGGGAACGTCCACGATGGGTGGTGGGTCAAACGTAGTTTTGGCGACATCATCGGTCCGGGTGATTCCCAGTTGAATTTGTGCGCGCTGCGTATCCGGGTCGAACGTCAGCACGTAACCCGGGATGCACGTATACACGTCCTTCATGTTCTCGAAAAACGTGTCATTGGTGACGTTCTGTAAAAACGAGCGGCGCTGGTTAATGTCGGTCATGTCGCCCTCCTGTGAAAATAATGTCAAGTATACTATTGACACTCGCGTCAAACAATGCAATTATTTATTCACAGGCATGTAGCACATGTGTCTTTAGCGGTCCGGGGTGTCCTATTCCTTCGCATCAGCGGGTAGCCGGAATGTGTAGCCAGGCATGCACGAATGCGGTTGGTCACCGTGGCGGTTCGACTAATACAACAGGTGAGCGTATTGGGTAATGTCAGCCCTGGTTCGAAGTCGAAAGACATGCGGTAATACCCAGCCCAGGTTCCAATACGCTCACCTGTTGTAACCCCCGAGGAGGTGGTCAACATCTTGCTGACGGGTAAGCCGTAAGTGACTGGAGTAATGTTGTGAAACATAACAACAGTTGCGAAATGGTTTTCGGATAAAAGCATTGCTCTTGTTCATTAGTAGGTCCCACGACTCAAACCCAAACGATGAAATCAGTGCTTTTAACAGTAAACCATAATCTCTCTGTTGTGCTCCTGCATGTTTGCCCCGTACTCCGGGGCTTTTTTTTTACAAATCCAAAAGTGTCGTAACCTGACCGGCAACATTCGTTGCGGCTGTCTTTACGTTAATGTAACCACGCTCAATCAGTCCGGATATGGAGGTGCTGGAAACGTCGTTACTGTTTAGCTGATACTGTGCCGGTTGTGAACCGTTCGCCACGCGGTCAAGTGTGACAATCTGTTGCAGTTCAGCAACAAATATCAGTCCGTTCTCATTCTCCGGGTCTTTAGAGCGCCCGATACGCTGAATGACCATGTTGTTCAGCGTAATTTCACCCGTATCCACTGTGAATACCTGCCCGGAATACATGAAATCGAGCAAAGTGTTCAGTGTCGTACTGGAGCGAGTCTCATTTGAGCCGCTCAACCACCCCGCGAACAGACCAGCACCCGTGGCAATAAATGGGTTGTCATCGACGAGATTTGTCAACGCCCCGGTGAAATCGGTGATACTAACTTTCAACGGGTTGTTCGATACCGCACCCGTCATCGTGTAACGAATAGGCTGATAAATGATGTGGTCAGCAATTGGCGTACCTGTTTCAATAGGGTACTGCACAATGTCCACGCTGGCGTCAAGGTCATCAGACAGGACGGCATCGAACTGAAGCGACCCAAGCTGTGGACCGCGCTTTACCAGAAGGTTAATTAAACTCATAACATGTACGCCTTACCTTGTCTGAATCGTTCCTCAACACGTCGCCACACGTCACCGACAGTAATGTAACCTTTATGGTCCGTGTCAAGCCCTGCGTTCTGATTGTACGCTTTGGACGGTGATGAGTACATCACGGTTGTGGATGGTTTGCCGATGAATGCCGGACTGAATACAGCCATGTACACATCACCCATTGTTTTGTAACGCCCTTTATACTGGTTGAGATAATCAGTAATCGGACCCCTCACCTGTTCGGCTGCGGTCATTGACAGGATGACATTTTTATTGCGTCCATATTTAGTCTGAAACGCACTCGTCCAGCCGGCATTAGTAAACTGAATCAGTCCTACCGCGCCGGATTTGCTGTTCTTTGACTGTGGATTGAAGTTAGACTCTGCAGATATTACAGCCATAATCCAGTTGGGACTAATACCCAGACTTTGCCCAAGTTTACGTACCTCGGTGCGGAAATCCTGCTGCTGACTGGCATCCTCACCCTGCACGCCAACACGCCCGTAAATAAGACGATTACCAACATCAGTGTTCGTCGTGGTGGTATCCATTGACCCGGCACGCACAGCTTTGACAAATGTGTACCAGTCAGGACCGTGTGTGTCTCCGGTATGCTGAATCGTCTGAACGTTCCAGTCACCTTCCAGTTTAGCGTCAACGGTTGACTGGAATTCTACCGCGCCGAAATCGAATTTAGGCCATTTCGATTCAATATTAAGCACCGATGCAGGTGTCATACGGGGGTCAAGACGCATCTTAACGTCACAGAATACACCATCAATGCCGCCGTGAAGCGTGGGCGCATCAATCATCCCGGTGGCGGAACTGATTTTGATGGGGGTGGCTTTACGGTCATCAGACGGAAATCCGACAAACACTTGACCAGCGTATAAATGCCATTCGAAGCCATACGCTTTAGCCAGAATGTCAAGTTCCTTACTTATATCGGAGCTGACATTATAGCCGCCAGCCATGACAATAGAGGTAAATTTGTCCTCACCATTGACAAGATACAGCGGCTTCGACCAGTCCTGTGCGAGACTGGTCAAGATATCAAACAATGTCACGCCCTTACCGAAACTCGCACTCGTTGTCCCACCGTCGAGCACGTTGCTACCGCTGCGACACGTCACACGGGTGATGATGTCAGTACCGTCACGAATGGTGAAAACGTTGGTGACAAATCCGGTAAAAATCTGACCGATGCGCGACTGATACCCCGCGCGAAAAACAACGGTTTGATTTGGCTCAATCTTCGTTGTCGGTGCAAGGTTCCACAAACGAAACTCGCAGGTACTCAGACTGTCGCCGGTATACGTTGTCACATCGAACGAGCACCGGAGCATCGGGTACGACTGTGTGATGAAATTCTTTGTGTCAATGAGTATTTCATACTGGCGCAAATCCATTGTCAGTAACTCCTTTGCCGGGTCTGGTCAATTGCCTGCGGATACACCTGCGTCTCAAGATGATTCACGGTATAACGACCAATTGCGTTACCGTCCAGTATCACGTCACCCTGTGTAGTGAAATTGCCGTTAAGCTGAATCGGACGGTTTATGGACTCCATAATCTGAGTCAGTTGCTGACTTTGCTGCGCGTAATTATTAGTCACCGGACTTGCTTCAGCACCATACGAACCGTCGTTAGCACCCATTGCCCACGGGGGCAATTGTTCGTTGTTTACGCTACCATTAATAATCGAATCATTAACGGACTTACCGTTATTATTGAGAAAATCCTGTGTGTTTTTGCCGACGTTCCGGGGGTCAAATCCTGTTTTATCGCCAATCCATGCGGCGGCTTTGTCAGCACTTCCCACCACATACTTGTCATACCATGAACCACTAGAGATATCATCAATGAGGTCACGGTGATTGTTCATCCAGTTGGTTACACCACTGGCAAGCGTCAGCAGGTCATCAGCCAGGGTTTTAATGCTGGGCGCAAGAATATCGGCAATGGTGTTACCCAGCCCTTCCATTTTCTGTTGGGTGTCGAGAATAGTCTGATTGATTGCGTTCAGCGCGGCATTGTGCTGTTCAGTGTAACCCAGTTCAGCGGCACGGGCTTTCGACACTTCCAGCGTTGTAGCGCCGAACTCCTGCCACACCCTGACGGTAGCCGGGTCGAGACCTAAAACCTCCGCTACGTTGCTCTGACGCGTCGTATCGAGGCGCTGGAACTGTCCAGCAATGTCGCTGTAAATATCTTCGCGTGTACGCCCAGTGGGATTATCGACACGAATTCCTGCAACCGCCAGTTGCTGAATCATCCCGGCATCACCGGTCTGAATGCGGTTAATCCCACGCTCGATATTTAAAAGGCTGTTTGTCGTTGCTTGTCGGTCGCCGCCGCGCTGTTCAGCCAGTGCACCAAGTCCGTAAACCTCAGTGGGTCCAAACTGGCTGGTCACGAGCTGGTTATTCAGGTCGTAAGCCTGTTGCGCTTTCTTCGACTCAAACGCCCACGCTGCGCCGACTCCCGCGGCAACACCTGACATCGCAAGTCCGGCAGCTTTGAAAGTGGTGACCAAACTCATAATGCGTGATTTTGAATTTTCTACGCCGGTCTTAACGCCCTTGTCAAGGGACTTACCGACATCGTCCATCTGGCTACCGGCTTGCTCCGCTGATTTGCCGAGATTGTCAATGTCTTTTTCAGCCTGTTCGGCACCCTTACCATCGTAAGAGATGCCGAGACCGATGAGGAACTGCGTGATGATGTTAGCCATTATTCGGGTACCCACAGAAGATGGTTATCAACGCCGAGGTTATCAATGGTTACCTCATCACCCACGAAGAAGAAGCGGCCCAGTCCGGCGCGGTATGCCTTACTAACCTCAGCATTTGGGACAAGCATTGCACCGGTGATGTAGTTAATACCATCCTGTGAGACAGTCATTGTCCACGCGGGCTTGTCGGTATAGCTGATGTAATCCAGCGCAAAGTCGAGAACATTGTCGCCCAGCTTGACCGTGAAGGTCTGATGAGAGTTGGACGCACCGTTATTTAGGGGAATTTCTTGCATTGTTTATCGCCTCAATATACTTACCCTGCAACTCATCCATCGCAAAGTGAAATTGTTCGACTTCAGCAAGCGATATTGTACCATCTTTTAACTGCGCCCATGTACAAAGAGGTGGGCACACTCCCTCGATACCCGTGCAAACACGCATAAAGTACCAGTTAACCGGGCTGGGTCGCCCGGTGCCCCTTACTCGTCTTTGTTTGCGTTTTGCACGTAATCGAAAAAATCAGCGTAAACCCACAGAAACAATTCGGCCAGCAGAGTGTTTAGCGTCATCATTTTACCGGGGAAATCATTCACCGTGATTTTCGTGTTGGTACCCGCTGTCATTGCTTTACTCAGGAGCACCTCGGCAATGCGTTGCTTGATGTGATGCGGTACAGCGGTGAGCAACAGGGTTACATCTTTAACACCGAGTTCACCACCGTTTTTGTAAACGTTGGCGGCATGTGCGATAAACTGTGCGCTCACCAGGGATAACAGTTCATCCTGCTCAATTGCGGAAGGCATCGCGGCGTTCACGGTGATGTCGCCAGCGGTAAAAGTTTTAATGAGTGACATTGTTATTTCTCCGGTTGTTAGTCGCTACAGTGTACACTTGACGAAATCATCATTCAATTGTTGACGGCGGCGTCAAGGTGGGTTATAGTTACCCCAACAGAACAACAGGAGAGTACAAAATGATTCGCGAACAAGACCGTAAAGCATGGCGCAAATTTAAAATTCAGTTGACAGTCATCATGGCTGCAGCACTGTCGGCGACAATTTACTGCAACAGCGCCCACGCTGCGACAATCAACGTTGATGTAAGCACGTTAGACAAGCCATATGCGATAACAATTCTGAAGAAGTACGATGTGGCTTGTGTGTGGACAAGAAACGAATACGGCAACCTATCGAGTGAAAATGCCGCATACGAGGGTACGGGCGTATGTTGGGACGCCACCGCACTGGCAGATGCGGAAAAAAAAGATAAAGAAGGAAAATTGAAATGGATTTCCAACGAGAAATCACCGGAAGAACTGCTCAGGTCGTTGCTATCGGATTCAATTGCGGCTTGTGAGGCTGGAATGTATGGTACCGCTACAGGTAACTGGAAACAATACACAGATATACTCACTTCATTACTCAGTAAATATGGAGGGAATGCTGGGGCAATAGACAGAATCGGTACGGCTTATGAATACGGTAGGCTGATGAGTAGGTCCAAAGTAGACTGCATAAACTACGTTATGTATTAGTTATTCCAAACCAGAAATAACTAAGGGGCCAATTGGCCCCTTTCGCTTAGCTTGCTGGACCCTTACTAGCCGTCCAACTGTTAAACTCGAAAATCCACTGATCATCGGTAATTGTCTGACCACCACGCCCACGCGGACCATCGTTCACAATCACACCTTCCGCACCGACAGCAGCATCAAGCGTGCCAATCTGAGTATAGGTTAACTCAATGTTAGCCTTGCTCAGAAACAGCCCGTTGATATACGCGGAGTCAGCCGAACCAGGGTTGAGGTTCAGCGTGACACGACGACCCGGGTTGATACGGTCCAGACGAATAGCATTGCCACCCAGACCACGACGTAACGCAGTGGATGCGTCAATCGGCTCATCGGTATACGGCGGGTCAGACTCCCCGAAATCAGAAATGATTCGGCCATTTACAGTAATGACCGTGTTACTTGTGGAAAAGTTTTCTAATGACATCGGTCATCCTCCATTAATAAACATCCACCTGAACTTCACAAATTCTGACGCTACCAGCTTTGAACACGCGCATGTTAATCGGTGCAGACTTACGTGCCGCGCGGTCAGAATCGGACAGGTCGAGAATATCCGTCGCTTTGGTCAGCACTTCGAAGCCATCGGTGTACGCTTCCAGACCAGTGTCGGGGCTGGTGTAATTGCGCGGGCCGAGATAGCGGTTACGGATGTACTGTTTACCGACACGTTTGGCCGCACCAATGAGCGCTTCCTGACCAACCGGAGTCTGCGGAAGTTTGGTGGTCTGGTTAACGATGGTGTTGTACAGTTCCACGCGCAGAGAGTTTACAAATGCGTCCAAATCGACGATATCGGAAATAGACTCACCGTAGGTACTGTGTGACCACGTCTGCAGCCAGCGACCGCTGTCGGTGCTGCCCTGCAGGTCAAGCACGCTGTAGAATGCGCAACGTTTGGCGACCATCGCGTTCTGTTCAGTGTCGGACAGGTCTTCGGCAGCAACACCCGGAGATTTCTTAAACTCAGTGTCAATAGTGCTGTTGTCGGCGCTGTAATTGACCGAGGCGGAATGCTTGATGAGTGCATAAGCCGCATACGGGTCGGTTGCATGAGCCACAGTGAACGCGTGACGATAGCCCAGCGTGTTCAGCTTCGAACAGATGTCATCACTGGCGTCCGGGTTGCGAATTTTAACCACAGCCTCACCGGTCTGACTGTTCGGGAACATGATGCTGTTCTCTTCACACCAGGATGCAATCGACAATACGTCCGTCTCTGTTGCCAGCACGTCTTTGGTAACGAGGGTCCAGTACCAGTAATGCTTGTCAAATGCTTTGGTCAGCGTTGCCTTGATATCAGCATCATCGTCAGCGGTAGCCCACACGGTGAGTTTCGGTACCGCCGGAGTAGAGCCGAGGAATTTGGCACCGGCCTTGTACGTCTCGGTTGTGGTGGCAAAGTCAGCAGCGAGGGAAGCGGTGGAATAGTAGGTGCGCACCGTGTCTTCGGTGAAACCTACCGGGAGTTCAGAGTTTTCGGCAAACAACATCGCGGAAGCGAAGTTTGCTGTACTCAATCCCACCGGGGAAATCCGGGTTGTAATCGGGATGATTTGTTCAATTGGAAACATGTTTACGAGTCCTCGTAAGTTACAGTGTGCACACGTTGACCATTATATCGAAATTTCACCGGATTGATAGTTCACGCCGGGTTCGGTATCAACATATCTTAACTGAAGCGTGCCGTTTTCGAAATATACCTGGTCCACACCCTCACCAATGGTGAAAGGAACGTGCAGAATGTTATTCACTGTCACTGTATTCACCGCTTCGTAAAGCAGTTTAACGATGATTTGCGCACGCTGTTCGAAGTTGCTCGCCTGCAGCGCTGTCAGGTTGTTGACCGGTTCAGTACCACCCCATCCGATACCAGCTTTCCACAGGGGCCAGCACACGTCCGGGCGCTTGTGACATTCCTTCAGCATTTCGGCGTACTGCATTGCTTCACCGCGGAAGAAATTAATTTCACAGGATGCGACAATCTGTGCGCGAATTTCATACACGATAGTGTCATTTGCGCCGTCGGTCATGATGATGTTCGCCTGACCACGTTCACGGATGCTCTGACGTGGCCGCACAGACGCGTATGGGCCGTCCGGAGACGGTCCGTTAGGGTCGGCAAGGATACACTCGCTGACACCCGTCACGTTGAGTATGTGCGGTCTGAGAGCCGCAAAGATTTCATTGTTGGTCATAGCGGTCCACGATTACCTTACAGTATTTACGCCACGGGCGATTGTCGGTGCGAATAACTTTCCAGCGCTGACCCAGGAACACCCATTCACCATCAAGTGCTATTGAGTCGAGGTCGCCATTGTTGACGTATATTTTACGCGGGTCAACGATGCGCTGACCACCTTGTTGCAAGAAATCAATTTCCTTGTCACTCAGTGGCTGAATGTTCACCGTGAATGCGATTGGTCCGGATGTCGAGGTGACCCAGATGCCGTCCACGTATGAGCCAGATTTACCCACGTGTGTCGCCGGTACAGATTTAAACACGTTGTCAATATGACCACGCATTGACAGACTCATAAGATAATCCCCAATCGTTTAAGATTTAAAACACATCGCTCATGTCTCCAAATCTTATGCACATACGTAGGATTCATGCCGTATTTAGCGGCTATTTCGGAAACAGGAACGCGACCTTTGGACGTGTAGACGTCGTATATGACCTCATCGGAATACTTACTCTTTCGGTCGCCGTTCTCCCAACTTCTGGAAAGTGCATCGGATTTTTTCTTTCTGGTAATATCGGTGTCTTTTTTACCGGTATGTACAGCTATCTGTCGGTTACGGTATGTTTCGTCATTCCATTTCTCCCGCAATCCCTCACTTATTTTACTCCTGACAACGTCATTATCCATTCCCTTACGGGTCGCTTCAGATATGGCTAACCTTTCGGATTCATTACTGAATCTAATTTTCTGTACTTTTGAGTTATGCGCTCGCATTTCATCGTTGTGCGTATAGCCGGGACACCCAGCGCCACCAGTACATATGTTAACCAAAATTCCACCGTCTGAGATTCTACCAAAAAGTGATATCAAACTTTTCTCGGCATCGAAAGCATCCGATTTATTTTCATAAGTCTCGATTACACGGTAGGAGAGACTGAGACCTTTCTCACGATGCTCATCCACTATTTTCTGAACCTCCGGTCTACCGCCTCCCTTCCCGGAAAAATGCTGTAGGGGTCTATCTTCCTTACCCGCCCCAACATAAAACGGAATTCCAGCGTGGTTCAGTAGCACATATGTCACATATTTTATAATCCACCGTCCGGCTTTTCACTTGTCACCTTGTATGTTATGGATTGTAACAAAGAACCTGTATCAATTAAAGGATTGTCCGAACCTTTCTGTTCGATTGTGTAATCGCTGTTCGGTGGCGTGCGAAGGTCAGTCATGTACTGCTGCACCGCACCGGCTGCGAATGCGCCCACTTGTTCAAGCACATGGTCAAGCGGTAAATCATTAGCCACGCCGTGAGCGATGGTGTCCACGATGTCCTGCTTACCGCTCTGTACACCGGGTATCAGCCAGGGGCGCGGTGGAATAGGTGCGGGATTACCGTATAGCTTGTTATTCGGGTTACCGTAATTTAGCAATGCGCCAAGCTGTGCGTTAGTGATTCCCGAGTCAGGATGTTCACCCGCGTCCGAATGGATTCCGACAGTCACAGTCTTCTGACTGGCTTTAGCGTATTGCTCCAGTTTCGAACGTATTGCCTGTTTGGCTTGCCGCAGCGCTTTGATGTTGACCGACATCGCGTACCCTCCTCACGTTTGTCAAGACATTATCACACAACGTTGCGCCAGTATCCACATACCCTGATGAAAGTGGTTCAGGGTATTTTTTCGGGTATGAAAAACTCCT